AATTACTCGACCGATGGCTGAGGTTGATGTGTCCTCTACTAGCCATTTACGCATATTGGCGGTCAGACTTGCTACGTTGCCATAGGCATAATCGACTGCACTTGGCACCGTATCCTCGAACTCACGATAAGCCTCAGCTCGTACAAGTACCCAGCCAGCTGTGAGGTCTTTGTCCTCGATGACGGCGATTAAACGGCCGCTCGGGAACTCGGAGTGAAAGCGGGTAATCCTGCTGTTTACATCCTCATAATTATCCAAAAAACTCATTAGATTAGCTCCTTATCTTTCAGAGCTTGAGCGATTGCGCGGCCTCTAATAAAGCCCTCACCATGCCCTTGGCGATAACCGATTGAGTAGCCGATTACCATAAACATGAAACCAATAAAAGCAGCAAAAGCCGCTATTAATATATCTGCACTATTCATTACTTAGCCCTTTGTTAAGGCCGATCAAGCGACTCAACCGAGTAGCCCTCTCAGCGTTTGTAGTATCAGTATGAGGGCTTTTTGTCAGAAATCAAAGTGTATTCGTGTTTGGCGTGTCGATCTTAGGGTGCTCTTTAGGTTTAGACTTTAGGCCATTACCGGCTAATACGCCGCCTAGAGCCCCGGTTAAGAATATGGCCAAAGTTTGTAATAGTTGTATAAAGTCTCGATCGTTAGGCGCTTGAGCTCCTACCGGCTGCGTAACAAAGACAAGGGCATATACGGCACCTGCGGTAATTACAAAAAAGGTTAAAGCTAGTACCGCGCCAATTAAAAATATCAGGCGAGCGTGAATATCCTCAGGCGTTAGCCGTTTATTTTCTTTAGTCATCTGTCGTAATAAGGTCCTTAGTGCAGGTCCCGGTAACTTCGCATTGGGGCGGAGTGCACTCAGGCTTTGTCCAGTTTTCGTATTCTTGACACTCATACCGTACCCATCCTTGGTAACCGCACCCCGATAGGAGGATAGTCCCCACTATCGCCCCTATCAGGGCCCGGATCATTTAGAGCCTATGCCGTATTGCTTCTCGCTTGGTTGTACCGCTTTAAGTAGCGGACCTACAAGGCCGGCAATAAAGGCATTAGCTAATACTTTTGGATCAGTAATACCGGACATATACAAAGCTGCTACAGATGCGAGCGCTGCTCGTGCATATGATTTAGCTGCTGCTTCTAATTGTTTTTTATTCATTTTTTAATCCTAACTTTTCTATTAGTTGTTTAGCCTTAGTAGCCGATACCTCTACCTCAAAGTGCATATCGTCCGGCCTGCTCTTAAAGTCGCCGCCCCACTTGAGGCCGTACTTTTTAGCAAGGGCTCTAATCATTGGTATTTTTTCAGCCGGGAAAGTGTCGTACTTGCCTAGCGGATGCTTAGTAGCGTTAAGGTCTATAGCTGTACCGGAGGAGTGGCACGATAGTTTTGTAGGGTTGCCTCGCACCATCCGATACGCATAGCCCCAGTCGTCAAAAGTGCCCTCGTCGATCGGCTCAATTAGCTCGTGAAATTCCGCAGCAAAGGCGGCCAAGAGAGGCCCAACACTCTCGGCACACCTTAGCTTACGATCCGTACCCTTTACCGGGTAGGACTTTATTTTAATCTCCGCCGGATCTTTAGAGGCGGGGTAGCCGTTGTAGCTTGTCTCCATTACAGGCCAAGAGCTGCTAAATCTTCAAGAGTAAGGCCAAGCGCTTCGAGTTTTGCTTTTGCACTTGCTTTAGCTGCTACGGCATCGACCTCTAGTTGAGCCCTTTCGGACTCCAAATCTGCCTTAGCCTTATCTAACTCAGACTTCGTAAAATCTGCATTAGTAAAAATCTGACCATCGTTAGATCGGATTACAAAATCGCTCTCGTCACCGTCGATCGTAGCCTCTGTAATGTTGTGCTTTTCTTTTAGTAATTTATAAATATGATCTATTTTCATTATGCACCAATTTCCATAAGGGTAATAGTTATTGACCAGTTACTACTATCAGCGGCGTAAAATGTGTTTGAGTTAGCCGTCCTAAATTGTAATTTATAAGTCGTTGCAGATGTTGTAGCAGGGTTATCGTAAGTAACCATAGTTATACCTGCATACACGTCACCTATCAAAGTGCCGCCCGTGCCACCTGAAACGTATTTTCCTGTCTGACTTAAATTGATTGTTGTGCTGCCTCGTACAAGACCAATAAATCCGTATCCTGTATCGCCACCCGTTGTTACATAAGATCCCGGAATATTAGCAATAGCCAAAACTTTACTCGAAGCAGAGCTAGGCGTAATAGTTGCAGTAGCGCCAGATATATCAACACTACTTGTAGAGGTAGTTGAGCGCGCAGCGTTCACAACTGTATTTACTACCTGTAAAACCTTACCGCCGCCGGCAGGCGTAGCCCATTTTAATCCAGTTGCCTCGGCTGAGTCTGCCGTAAGTACGGTGCCATTAGCTCCAACGGCTAAACGTGAAACGGTATCGGCTGCCGTTGCCGCTACTAAATCGCCTTTAGCATCGACGATAGATTTAGCGATAGCGCCATTAGCAAGATCGTAAGTAGTTTTAACCGCGTTAGCCGTTGCCGCTAGTGTCGTAGACGTACTAGAGGTCGAGTCGGAAAGCTGCACCGCTCCAAGGTTTGAGGTAGTACCGCTAAGGATGCCGACCGTTACCGTACCGCTAGTGCCGCCGCCTGTAAGAGGGCTAGTAACTGTTACGCCTTCGATGTCACCGGTAGCGCCTGAGGCTACCCAAGCTGCGCCGTCGTAATACCAGAGTGAGTTATTATCTTTAGTAAATGCAAACTGGCCCTCAGCCGGTACGGTGATCGCCGCATCTCGAGCGGTTGCGTTTGTAAATACGTTAATACCCTGCATGAGGTAGCCGTTTACATCGCCGGCCGTTAATACCTCACCTGTTGTAAAGGTCTTAAAACCTTGACCAGCTGCCATAACCTTGCTCCTTAGTATGCTAATACGGAGGTATCGAGCACTCCATATAGTGATGAGTCTAATATAAAACCGTCGATAATCGGCTCTAGTGTTGTAAATGTCGTTTTCCATGAGTTAGGCGTTACTCGGTGCGTTACGCCAAATACTTGTAGAGTCTGAGACAAGGTAGATCCACCAGGCTGATTAGTAGTTATCTCAACCGGATCAAAAAAATCTAAATTAAGAGCTGCAATAATGCCATCATTGTAATTATCTGTGTATAGATCAAGTTCGATTAAATCGCATCGTGTACGTGTTTGAGCGCGAGAAGCCACATATGCGCGCGCGTAATCGAGCGCGGCTTGATTTGTATCCATTACTAGATTTTGCTGATTATAGGAGTGCACAAAGTACTCATCGATGGAGTCTTGATCTTCGGCTACCTGAGCCGTACCGCCTATTTTTGTAATCGATGCAGAGTTGTAAACCTGAGTATCATCTAAACGCCATACAGCATTGAAGTATGAGATGTCGTTTCCGTTGTCATTAAATATAACAGGAGGAAGAGCCTGAGACTGTATACAAAATTGCCGGTCATTAAGCTCTACAGAGCCTCGAGCGTTTATGTAGATAGCGCCATACTCTGAGGTAGTTGCCGTCTGTAACGCGGCTAGAGCTGTGCGAGCTGTACCCGGATCCGCTTGAAAAATTGTGTTGCCGTATTGGATCTCGCGCATAGATGGAGGCCAAGCGATCTCATCAAGGATAGCGTTTACGCGCTCACCGGGTAGATCCCCAGCCGCAGCTAAAGTTACATTTGTAATTTGGCTATTTTGGAAAAGTCTAAAAGCATCCACAGCTGTAATTACTGTGTATGCCACATCGGTAGCCGTCTTAGGGGTCGTCGTTGTATAGGTAGTAATAAAACCGCTAAACATTGGATACTCGACTCCGCCGTATGTTGCCGTAATTTGCACTTTACGCATGGGAGTAAGTAGGCCGTAATAAGGGCTTGATGGATTTTGAGGGTTGAAGTCTCCGTTTTGATCCACGATACGCAGAGATAAAGCGCCTGTCTGAAATAGATCGGCTTGAGCGTTACGGCCGCGAGTAGTCAAAATGCTATCGACTTGATCTGACACATCGACGATAAGAGAAGCTGCATCGGCCAAAATGTTTGTACCCAAGATGCCACTATCTAGGATCATCGCTTGAGCAAAAGATGGGCCTGTAGAGAAGTTAATAACAGCATTTATTACCGGCACCGTCATAGCGCACCTGCCGTTGTAGTCGAGTCACCTCTGCGATAGATCGTTTGTAAGCCCTCTTGGATAGCCGTTACTAGGGCCTCCTCACTACCTACAGCCGCAGCGTTTACGGTGATGTTGTAATAATTAGCGGCCTGTGCTGCATAACGCGATCCGCTTACCGCACCTGCCACACCTGCTCCGCCGGATAAGCCGCGTAGTAGTGAGGATCTAGCAACATCCTCAAGATTAAAAGTGCTTAAAGCTGCCGCGCCAAGAGAGCTTGCAGCTAAAGCAGCTGTATCGGCTTCGGTTTGCATATCTAATAGCATTGAAAAAGCATCGGCTCGCGCTTGTATTGCCTCAGATGCCTCGATAAGAGCAGCTGTAGAAGCGCCTAATCCGACACTCATAGGAATAGGAGCGATGTAATCACCGGCTGGGATACCTGAGCCAAGGCTTGCACTTGTAGGAATTGCTGCCTTAGCAGCTGCATTAGCTTGTGCTAGAAGTCTTAACATCTCTTGGATCTTGGCCATGGCTTGATCTAGGTTATTAAGATTGACTAGATCCTTAGGCTTGAGACTATCAAGGATAGATTTGATGTCATAGACCGTAGCCTTTTGAGCAGTTAGGACTCCAAGGATTTTTAGATCCTCGTTAAGTTTCTTTGTAGCATTTTCAATAGCTACGATGTCGCCTGATTGGATGGCTTGCTCAAGCTCGTACATTGATTTCTTTACGTTAAGGCGGGCAACATCATTAGCTATAGCGAGCATTTGAGCAGCGTTAGTAGTCTTACCTAGCTGATCGGCTTGGTTAATAAGAGCCGCGTTATATTGGATGGCCTCGATGTCAAAGACGTTTTCGCTCTTACCAAGCAGCAAGTTAGCCTTGTCGATTGCATTAGTAAGCATCTTTTTCTTGAGTAAATCTGTTGCAGCTTTAGCCTGATCTTTAATAGCTTGAGCTAATTTCTTATTACGAAGCAACGCCTCTTGCTCTGCCTTTTTACGAGCCTTCTCGCGCTCCTTGTATCCACCATCTCCTGAACCCGGGAAAAATAATGGGCCCATATTGGGAGCCGGTATAGCGTTATTCTTTTTTAGCGCATTACCTAACGCTCCTACAGCAAGAGCAGCAACGCTTATAGCTGTAAACCATGGAGCCCATGCAAGGCCGATAGCAATACCGGCACCTACAAGGATCGGCTGAGCGATCTTGACCTCTTGTACAAGATATCCAAATCCTGTAATGGCATTAGTGAGCTTTGTAGATAAGTTTTCGATAGTCTGAGCTGCACCGCCGGCACCGTTAGGCCCTGCTAGGCCACCTAAAGCATCGACTAGGCCTCCACCGATACGCCCTTGAGCTTGATTGACTGCCTCTGAAAGTATCGCCATTTTGCCGCTTAGGCTGGCTGCCGCTTCATCGGCTGCGCCTAAGGTATCTGTAGCTATTTTTTCTAGGATCTCATCGAAAGTCATGGCCGATAGTTCGGCTTTTGTCAGACCTAAGCGGTATGTAGCAAGTCCTTTAGAATTACCCACGTAGGCATTAGCCAAATCAGATGCGACAGCTGCTACATCGGCATTACGAGAAGCAGCTAGATCGAGAGCTACGTTCATGATTTCGGTCGATTTAGAGACCGATCCGGTTGCTGAAAGTAGAGCTTGCATAGCCGGTACAGCCTGAGCTCCTGTTACGCCGTAGAGCTTGCCAATCTGATCTACATAGTTTGAGACCGCCGGAGCATCAAAAGCTAACCCTAGATTTTTAACAGTATTAGTAAGAGCAATAGTTTCGCGCTCTGCATCTGCAAATTCTTTTACGGCAGACCGTACAGCCAAGCCAAGAGCAGCGCCTCCAAAAGCAACACCAAAAGATGACCCAAGAGATTTAACAGTTTTATTAAGTTTGTTAGTAGCTGTCTCAGCTTGCTTAAAAGCGGTCTTGCCTAAAAATTCTGCAATTATCTTAATATCTAAATTAGTACCGGCCATTATGCAACCTTCCTAACGCCACGTGTAGCAAAGCCCGAAGTCTTGCTCATAAAGAGATCATTAGTTTTCATGATCGCCCTTACAACAGCTTCGTTAGTTTTACCATTATCAGCAGCCCAAGCACGATAGATAAGACGGCCTGTAGATTTACGAGAAACCTGCCCTCTTTGACCAGCTACGCGAGGCTTAGCGTTTACGAGTATGCCTGTGGCATTAGCAGCATCTACAAATTGTCTACCGGCATTTGGGTTATTACTCTTGCCGAAATTCTTACCGGTTGAGGTTATGTAACGATGTTCACCTACACCGGTATCTTTACGGAAAGTAGGGATTACTACTTCTCTAGTTTTGCCCTGAGGTTGCCCACCAGGATTTTTACGTCCCGCTGTTTCATAGATAGCACCGGCAGCATTAGCATTAACAATACGTACAGATGATGCAAAGCCATTTTTATTTATTTTAGATCGAGCTGTGCTTAGTCTTATGCCGTTACGTATAGCCGCCGCGTTATAGATAGGAAAGTTACCGCCATCACGGCCCCAGTTAGATAGGGGAGGAGTAGCAGGTACAAACCCTCGAGCAGCATTTACTACGTTTTGAGTAGCAAGAGTTAAATCTTTCTTAAGCTGTTTATCTAGATCCGGCGCATATTGCTTTAAGGCTTTACGGAGCTCATCAACGCCGCTTAGTTCTACTGGCATCGCTTGTCTCCTTTGCTTCATCCTTGAGCCCTTGCACAAGTGCATCGAGCATTGTCTTATCTAGTTCTAATAGCGCTTGAGGCGCGACTCCCAGTCTGATACTTAATCTCGCGATCAAATACGTAAAAGGGAGGTCGCGCTTCAGGCTAAAGGGTCGCTATCTAAAACCTCAACAGACTTTAGTGTTTCCACAAAAGCCTCGCCAAAAGGTTTAGGTGCTTGACCCGCACGCTTTGTTATTTCCCAAGCAAGGTAGTAGACCATTGACTGTTGCTCTAGCTCTCTAAAAGCCTTGTGAAACCCAGTCTTGTAATACTGCTCGAAGGCATACTCAACAGCCGGCGAGATTTCGCCTTCTAGTTCGGTGCCATCATTACGTACGATCTTTAGCT